GTTCAGCCATCATGCTTTCAGGATCTTGTTCTTCTGGCAATTCTGCAAGTCCAGCAATGTGACTGTCCACCATGCCTTGCACAGCAGCCTCACCGTGCTGACTCATTAGACTTTGCACTTCTTTCATGACATTGGCCATGTCCACATTGACTCGTCTACGGCTTTGGCGCAGGGCTGTGAGTCCAGAATCTGTGGCCTGCTGTTCAAAGGCCTTTAACTGGTCGGCTGTGCCTTGTGTTTCCACATAGCGTATGATGGGTTCACGCACAGGCATGATCATCATCATGCCATTTTTGTGCATGTTTGAGTCCATGACCCAACGCTCTAAAATAAAGTGCGGATCATTCATTTCATTCACAACATGGCTCACCATGTTGGTGGCTTGATGTGCGGCTTCTTCATCGTCCTCACCATCAGCCACAAATTCAAAATTGATTTCACCGTTGGGAGCCAGGCCTTTGGTGATCACAGCAGTGGCATAATCCACCACAGGCTTTACACTGGGGTGAATGTAGTCAATGCCGTTGACCGGTGCTGTTGAGTCTGTAACTGCTAGACACAAGTAGTGGTAATCACTGGCACGATTGATAGCGTTTTTGGTGCCTAAGTAGCGCAGATACGAAGCCATTTTGACATCCATCAAGTTTTTCAAACGCACAAAGTTTGCGTTGATTCGCTTGGTCTGATTGATGTCTGACATGGGGATATTTTTTATGTCCAGCATTGGGATTTCCTAATAATATGTTATTTAGCGGGTGGCTGTTTCTCAGGTGGTTTAGCAGGCTTGTTGCCAAATATCTGATCCCAGTTGTCTCTAAACTTTTCCTTGGGGATTTCAACGGGTCTTGGGCGTGATCCTTTGCTCATGTGTGTTCCTTAGTGTGGTCGTTGGTGGGGATCAGGGTTGACTTCAGCCAGCAAACAGGCTTGACATCTAATGGGCTCCTCATCCTCACTCATGTGATACAAGTCGCACTCAACTTGTGCGGCCTGTGTGATTAGATGCAGGGCATTGGCATGTGCGGCACACAGCACAGTGGTGCCTTCACGCAGGATCACCAGGTGTGTGGCAGCATCAATCATCGAATACCGGCAGCCCGCAACAGCATTTGGGCCAGGAAACTGCCACGACGGTGACTGCGTGTGCCGTGATAGTGTACAATTCGTGCGTGTTCTATGGGCAAGGTGTTGAAGTTGGCGTGTTGCTTGAGTTCAGGCAGGTTCAGACCAGATTCGGCTTGCCAGTTCAGTTCAGGATGGTGTGCATCTTCCCAGGACATGGGCTGACTCCAGAACATTTTGTTGAAAATAACTTGTTCCTGATCCCAGATGTCCAATCTCCAGTTCTGTGCCAGTTCTTCTCCCGTGTCCCAGACCTTTTGGCTCATGTGTGCTGGATGATAACGCACGGCAGCATTGAAATAGTTGGGGAACTGTTCATGCTTGGGTGGTGTGGTCCAGTTGAACAGGCGGTATTCGGGCCAGCGTCCAAAGATTTCCACCGGCTTCAGCATCACTGTGTCAGAATCCAGGTACAAGATGTTGCAGGGCTCTGAATGCCATAGGTCCGAAATCTTGCGCCAGTTCTTCTGAAACATGTCAATGCGGCTCTCTGCAGGTTCATCAAACACAATTTCCTGCCAATTGCCACGCAACATGGCTCGTGCTGAGTCTCTTGACGCTTGAAACATCTCATCATAACTGGCCTTGACTTCGGGTGAGCCTGCTGACTCAATGCCAAATTGGCCCTCTTTTTCGCGAATCTCGCAATTGGTCCATACTACATAATTTTTCATTTGGCTTCCTTTGTGATGGCTAATATTCTATCATCCTGTCTGTGTGCAAATCCACGGTAATAATCTTTGTGATGTGCTTGATCCTTCAAATAGCCCAGCAGGAACATGGTGATGTTCTGCAGGCTGGTGTCGTTTTCAATGTCTTCTATAAAGTAGGTGCCACCAGGTGCCACATGCGGCCAGTAGTTTTGGAATGTTTTTATTTGACTTAGACTGTCATGTGCTCCGTCATCAATCACAAAGTCATACAAGCCCAGTTGTGGCACCTGATCAGCCTGGGTAGAGTCTACTGACCAACGCCACATGGCCAAGATATCCTGTTGAAATGGTAGTACCTGGTTGAAGCCATCCCGCAGGTCAATGCCGGCCAGCATCACATCGTCGAAATAATTTTGCCACAACAGCATTGATCCGCCAGTCATGACACCTATTTCCAGCAGTTGCACAGGTTCGTGCCGGCGTGGTTCAAACCATTTTTCATAGTATTCAATATAGGAATGCATGCGGCCTTTGTCCGAGAATGTTGTGACCATTTCACCAGCAATGTTTCGGGCATGTTGTTCCACAAGTTCGTCGTAAATTTGTCTTAGTGTTTTCATCTTGTCCTTTCCATGCTGTTATTTATTATCATAGCATTCTGTGATGTATAAACGCCGCATAGTCAGAATCAATTTCAGTGCCAATGGCTTCACAACCAAATTCTTTTTCAGCCACCCACATGGTAGTGCCTGTGCCTGAAAATGGATCATACACACGCTGTCCTGGCTGTGCTCCTGCCACACGCAAACAATGACGCACCAGTTCTCTTGGGAATATAGCAGGATGTTTTTTATCTCCTTTGAGTTCCAGGGTCTTGTTGCCGCCAAAGGAACCACAGGTTTCGTAAGGTATGTGCCAATTGTTTACTGTGGGTCTCCAATTGCGTCCAGTGCGGCGTTCATTGTCAGCAGCCCAGGCAGGCTGATATGGCACGCTGGATGCCGCTATGTCTATTTCAGTCTGACCTTTAGATGTAAAGTGAAACACCATTTCGTGTCCGTTTGGCAAATACTTCTTGCTGGCAGTGACCACACCATGTCCTCTAACATGGCCATCTATTTCAATACATTTTGACCACACAATACTGTTTTGTATAGTCCAGGGCACAGCATCAGCCACTCGATAAGGCAGCAATGGATCTTTGCGAGTAGGAGCAATGTTCAAGAACAAATGTCCTGTGGGTGTTAGAATTCTACAGGCCTCACTCCAGATTTGTTGTTGCCAATCAAGATATTGATTGTCTGACATTTTATCACCATAGGTGTTGTAGTTTAGGCCAATGTTATAGGGCGGGCTTGACACAATGATGTCTATGCTGGCGTCGGGTTGTGTTTGCATGAATTCAATGCAGTCTTGTTGGTGTAGTTGATAGGTCATGTTATCCTGCTGGGTTGAAACTCTTTTTCCAGGCTGGCAAATTGCTTTCGTCCCTGGGTCGATATAGATTTCCTCGTTGGCGTGCCATGCGTTGCTGTGGTGAAAGATTGTCCCAGGGTTCGGCAATGCCTTGCAAACAAGCAAGTAGTGCGTATCGTGCTGAGTCAATGCAGTCATCTGGATCACTAAAGCGTCCTTGTGTGTCCACATAGTAGTTTTGTGCTTCACGCAGGAACTCCACACAGTTTTCGTTGACCATGAGACTGCCCACTTCCAACATCTGCCGCATTTGGTTGATGCCATAACTCTTGTGGTTGGTGGTGCGTCCTTGTGCGTCTGGTGGATTCATTATGGCACCTTGGATCACATTGAGTTCATACTGTTCAAACAGTTCGCGTATGCTGGTGGAACTCATGGTGTATCGACCCTGTGTTGACGCATCAGCAGGCAACACAATGGGTGTGCCATACACTTCTGGGCGTAGCAAGTGATTGATGTACTGTGTGGGCACAGCCTCTTCAATGCCTTGCACAACTATCTGACGATGCAACCAGGCCATCTTTTCATATGGATCCCAATACATGAGACTGATCACTGTTTTGTCGTTCACAAGCCCCAGGTCAAGTGCTATCACGCGACAGATGTTGCGCATTTCGTGGAATGGCACATCGCCAGACCGGTATGTGGGCCAATCACGCATTTGGAACACAGCACCTTTGCCCATGATGGGTTTGCCCTGGATACGGGCATCGCGTTCGTGCGGCAGGTAGTCGCGTTCCAATTGTTGCCGTGTGGTGTGTAGTAGGAATGGTTCACCCCAGGGATCGTATTCTGGAACATCCGCCCATGATACACGAATGTAATCATAGCCTTGTTCACGATTCCAAAACTTTGATACAAGACCATTCAAGCCTTTGAGTGGTGTGAAACTACACATGACCATGCCCTGTGTGGTGGCAGTACGAGTAACAATCTCAGAGAAAAAATCATCTGGTGGCTGCTCATCAAACACAGCAAGATTCAATTTGAAACCCTGCAACTGCCGCACTTCCTGTGTGTAGTTGGCAAACAGCAAATAACTCTTGCCTCCTGTGACATGCAAGATCTCTACACCAATGCAGTTGGCACCATCACTGCGCATGGTGTCTGTATCAATGCAACTTTTGGGTATGGCACCGGATCCAATGTTTTCTTTTAGTTTGACATCGGGTGTGCCCAGCAGTTCATTCTGCAACACCAAGGCCACCTGACTCCAACCTTCTCCTGCCACCATGGCAGTGATGGGTCGATCATAACGCTTGCCCTGCCACCACTCAGGATAGATGCCTGTGAGGTGCATGGCAGTTTCGTAGCAGGTTGATACAGTCTTACCGATTCGGTTGGCAGCCAGGATGCCTCGTCTGTCGCTTATGGTGGTGAAGAAACTTTTCTGGTGTTCAAATGGTCTGAAATAACGCAGTTCATTGTAGCGCATGTCCTCACTCACTGAGATAGCAAGGTCGCGAAACTGTTCCTGCGTTGCATGATCAAACTGTGCGAGACTGTCAGGCTTGAGGTTGTGTTGATCGCACACCCAGCGCACAGCACGCCGCATGAGCACAGTGGGATCA